AGAGAAAGTCTACTGATGCTTCACCCGTTGGTGCTGGTTATACAGCAAAGCAAATGAAACGAAAGAAGCCTATCAACCAAGATTTACTGGTTGATATTGAACCTTTAACTGAAAACCAAAGAAAGTTTTTTGCCGCATACGAAAAAGGTCAAAACTCTTTCCTATATGGATGTGCTGGAACGGGTAAAACCTTTATTGCGTTATACAATGCTCTGAAAGACGTTCTCAACGAGTACACTCCTTATAACAAGATCTATATCATTCGTTCTCTGGTTGCTACCAGAGAGATTGGTTTCCTCCCTGGTGACCACGAAGATAAGTCTGCACTTTACCAGATTCCTTATAAGAATATGGTCAAGTACATGTTTGAGATGCCTACAGACGCCGACTTTGAGATGCTCTATGGCAATCTTAAGGCACAGGAAACGATTAGTTTCTGGTCTACATCATTTGTTCGTGGAACTACCTTTGATGATTCGATTCTCATCGTCGATGAGTGCCAAAACTTGAATTTTCATGAATTAGATAGTATAATTACACGAGTGGGTGATAACTCTAAAATTATGTTCTGTGGTGATGCCACCCAAACCGACCTCACCAAATCTTATGAGAAGAATGGAATTCTTGATTTCATGAAAATCATTGAGCAAATGGAATCTTTCAATATCGTCGAATTCGACACCGATGACATTGTTCGTTCTGGTCTGGTTAAAGAATACCTTGTTAAGAAACTGGCACTAGGATTTTGATGTTTAATTTTGTTGATGTGAATCTCCCTCAACTTGAGAGGGAGACCATAGATGGGGTTCGTTATTATAAAGTCCCTGCAGAAGAAGAGTTGCAGAAACTGGTGTCTATTACTTCGGTCACCAGTTTTTACAACAGACAGATCTTTCTTGATTGGAGAAAGAAAGTCGGTGAGGAAGAAGCAAATAGAGTTACAAAGGCAGCAACCAGTCGTGGGACTGATATGCACTCTCTTGCTGAAAGTTATCTGAAGAATGAAGAACTCCCTAAAGTTCAACCTCTATCAGAGTATCTTTTCAAACAGGCAAAACCCTACATCAACAAAATTGATAACATCCATGCTTTAGAAGATAGTCTTTATAGTTTGTATCTGGGTATCGCAGGAACAGTAGACTGCATCGCAGAGTACGACGGTGAACTGGCAGTTATCGACTTTAAAACTGCCAAGAAACCAAAACCAAAAGAATGGATTGAAAACTATTTCGTCCAAGCAGCAGCATATGCTTGCATGTTCTACGAATTGACGGATATTCTCGTCAAGAAGTTTGTTATTTTGATGTCTTGTGAAAATGGTGAAGTTGTAGAGTATGTTATTAGTGGTGAAGAGAAAGTAAAATATATCAAACTCCTTGGTAAGTACGTCCAAAATTTTGTAGAACACAAACTAAACGAATATGGAACAAGAACTTAAAAAAGTATTTGATCAAAAATTCCTCACTGCCACTACTTTTGCGATGGAAATCGAAAAGATTGTACAGAGGGAGGAAGATATGAACTACATAGATGCAATAGTTCACTTCTGTGAAGAGAACAACATTGAAGTTGAATCAGTGTCTAAGATTATTTCTAAACCACTGAAAGAAAAGATTAAGTGTGATGCACTTAAACTCAATTTCATGAAGAAAACATCTCGAGCTAGATTACCTATTGATTGAAAATGTCAATGTTCACTACAGGTCCTCAAGGGATCCAATTACCAACACAAATTCTTAGAGTTGCTGGAGCACAAATTCCAGTAGGCACAAATATTCAAGCAAATAAGGTTGAGATTCTTAAGGCTCTTGACTGGGCTAAGGAAAATGAAGTAGATCATCTTTTAACTCCTGAATGTGCTCTTTCTGGATATCTTGGTGGTTGGGAAGATAAAATCGAAGAGATTAAAGATGCACTCAAAGAAATTGAAGAACATCAAAAAAAGTGTAATCTTTACCTTCATCTTGGCACAAACTTCGAAGAACCAGAATCTAAGGGTCTTATTCGTCGGAATGAGATTAGACACTACCACAGGGAAGGTCATATCGTTGGTGCCACTTTCAAAACTTTTGTTTTGAATGAAATGGAACACGTTCTTGGAAGAGACCATGACCGTGATCCAGTTGTTGTCGTTGAGCTGATGGAAAGAAGTGCCGATAGGTATTACATGCCTGCTGCGGCAGCATTAATTTGCAATGACCTCTGGGGTCATGGTGAGGCTAAAGAACCACCCATCACTAATAAGATTAAAGAAATGGGTCTTGATCTTATGTTCCATGCCACCAATGGTAGAAAGATGGAACTAGATGATCCTCAAATGATTGTCTTTGATTCTTGGCACGATGCATTCTTTAGAATGACTTCCATGAATACCCTGATTCCTATTCTCACTGTCGATTCTTGTACTGATTGGAGATGGGATGGTGATGAAGATGAGGTAACTCATTATCACACCTCTAGTCAAAGTGGATTTATCGACTATAATGGATGGCAGACAGATGTTCCTCGTGTTGGTCGTCAGTATTTCTACTATGATCATGATGTAACACTGTCTCCGTATGAAAAATTCCAGTATATGATGCAACTTCGTGAACAAGAACAAGCTTCCAGTGACTCCGTTTGATTGCTATCAAACATATTTGTCATTGAAAAACCACTTTACGAAAGATAAGTATGACTTCTTTCAGTATGGTGGTCGGACCAGGGCATCTGTCTCTGCGTTTAATAAACGTAAGGACAAATACTGGTTCGAAAAAATGTCCAGGCAAAAGAAAGACGAAGAAGTTCGTGACTACTTTGTGGCAAACTTTATTTCATCAGATTCCCCTGAAAAGATATGGATTGGAGAATTAATAAAAGAAGGAGAAACCGAGTATCAAAACTGGCGCAAAAGGACGCAGAGTTTGAGTTACTTGTTCAGAGAACAATCCGAAGAATTGCTATCGTCGAACGGATTAGAGACACTTTTCGATTGTTCCACGGGTCATCCAATTCTCCTGAAAAAGTATCTTGGTGGAAAGGTATCACTAGAAACTTTAGTAATCTATGACAAAATATTCGGGTTCAGAAAACGGTTTGACAAACAACTGAATGATCCCATCTGGGGTTCGGTTTCCCTCAAAATCAAGAAATACGAACCCTTTCTAAATATCGATGTGCCAAAGCACAAACAAATCCTGAGGAGTATGATCTGTGAGTGAGTTTTTTAAGTCTGATGTAGTTCGTGCCGAACTCGCAGAGATCAATCGGTTGCAGGAAGACATTTATTCCAACATGGCTTCTTTTGATTCTCTATCATTAGAAGAAAAGTTGGATAATCTGTCTCTTCTGGAGGACTTAGTTGAGAAACAAAAAATTATGTGGACTCGTCTCTCCCTTGCGGGTGACGATCCTGATGCGGTGCAGATGAAGGAACAGATCCAAGCATCTGCTATAATGATGGGGTTCCCAAAGAACACCGATGTCGGTGTCTTGTTCAATAACATGAAGAAGACACTCGAAGAAGTCCGTAGCCGTATTGACAACGGCTCCTCGGCATCCTAAAATAACCAAGTACAAAGGCCAAATCTAATGTCATTCGCAAATCTCAAAAAGCAGTCCTCTCTGGGTTCCCTGACCTCCAAACTGGTCAAGGAAGTTGAGAAGATGAACAGCAATGGTGGTTCTGGAGATGATCGTCTCTGGAAGCCCGAAGTAGATAAAGCAGGTAACGGGTATGCTGTCGTCCGTTTCCTTCCTGCTCCCGAAGGGGAAGACCTGCCTTGGGCAAAGATGTACACCCATGCCTTCCAAGGTCCTGGTGGTTGGTACATCGAGAACTCTCTGACTACTCTTGGTCAGAAGGATCCTGTGTCTGAACTGAACTCCCAGCTGTGGAACAGTGGGATTGATTCTGACAAGGAAGTGGCACGGAAACAGAAACGCAAACTGTCCTACTACAGCAACATCTATGTTGTGAAGGATCCCACCAATCCTCACAATGAAGGCAAGGTGTTCCTGTTCAAGTATGGTAAGAAGATCTTCGACAAGATCATGTCTGCCATGCAACCTGAGTTTGAAGACGAAGATCCCATCAACCCCTTCGATTTCTGGGGTGGTGCAGACTTCAAGATCAAGATCAAGAAGGTTGCAGGTTACTGGAACTATGACTCCAGTGAGTTTGCCCGTCCTGGCACTTTGGGTGATCTCGAAGACTCCGAACTGGAAGAGCTCTGGAAGAAAGAGTATTCTCTTGCAGAACTCACCGCTGCAGACCAGTTCAAGTCTTACGATGATCTGAAGAAGCGTCTGGACTATGTTCTGGGTAACACTCCTTCTCGTCGTCGTGTGGATGAAGAAGTTGAGAACGAAGATGATGACCGTGGTTCGTATACTCCTGACTTCGGTGCTCGTTCGAAACCCGTTCCCCAAGACCTGAAGGATGAACTTGCCTCTCTGAGTTCCTCTTCTAGCAGTGATGAAGAAGACGATACTCTGAGTTACTTCCAGAAGTTAGCAGAGTTCTGATCATCGATCCCCCTGAGAAATCAGGGGGATTTTTTTCTAATATTATCAGTCTTTTTCAGGAAGGAATTAATATACTGTGAAGAATCTGGTTGATATTTGAACAACTCTGCGAGTTCAGTTACAACCTTGATTCTATATTCTGGTTTCACCATATTAATTTCCCTCTTTGACTCATTCAAATCATACTCATATTCATAGTTAGTGACACCCTCAACTGGATTTAATGTTGATACTGGGTTATCTGGATTTGGTATCGTAAAATCTTTATCAACGACCTGACCTGCAGGAAGAATTAATCTGCCATTCGAATCTTTGACTTCTGTGGTTATGTAGTGCTTGATTGCTGTTAAGTCATTACCATACTTATTCAATGAATATTCGTATAGTTCTTGACTAGAAAGAGGCCATTCGTGTCTTTGATTAATGATACCAGCACCTAAAATAACCAACCAATCAAAACTAGTATTCCCATAAATTTTTGATGCTACAGTATCAGGTCTTTCACCTTCTTGGATAATATACTTATTGAATAAGAAAGGACTTGCAACTCCTTCGTCTGTGATTTTTATTCTTTTGAATAAGTTCTTTGCCCTGATATAGGAATCGTTTGATTGCCTATCACTGAGGGGAGAAAGATACTCTATATCTGGTAGAAATCTGAAGTAAGCCATTAGAATCCAACACCTCCTTGTCCTAGTTTAGAGTCATAATCTTCAGCATAAACTGGTGTCAATTCGTTGAATGCCAGAACCATGGTAACGATAACTGGAGTTCCATCTTCATATGAAATGTAACCAGATCCATTAGAGTAGTTAACAGTCATATTCTGCAAGGCACAATACTTAAACTTGTTTAAGAAATTGTGCTCATTAGATCCAGTCATGTACTGAATTTGAAAAACGTCTGGTGACTGTAAGAATCCACCACCAGCACCACTAAGATTACTTGCTAGAGTTTTCTTAGGTGACATATGTTTTTTAAAATGACGAATAATCTGTTTTATCTCTTCACCTTCTTTTTCACTTCTAGCTACAAATGTAAAGGCAAAACTAAATTTTCTTAACTGTGGTCCTCTGAACAGGAACTCTGTGTTTGGGTTGATTACAACTCCTTGAGTTCTAGCAAGAGTATCTGTAAATGATAATTGTGCTCCAGGAACCATATTAATCATCATGCTGACTAGAGCACTTTGGGCAACTTGCACCATGCCACCCATTCCAGCCTGACTAAATCTTTGTTGTAAATTTCTAAGTCCTTGTATGGCATTTTGGGGGTAGTCACCTTCGGAATTCATTAACTGTTGGGCAAAAGAACCAACAAGAGCGGCAATAGAATTCATATTGCCGTCTGACCAGGAGACTTGGTTTGCGTCTGCCAGTGCCAGAGGCATTGGTAAATCTATAATACCTCTCATTGTCTTAGAATCTACTTTTGCTCTAGCTCTGATTGCTTCATCAGTGCTAGTGGCACT